TATTTTTATCAATTGTATAAAGACGCACAAGAAAACAAAGATTGGTACTCTGGTTTATTTAAAGCTAGTGATACAAAAATTTTAGATCAAGAAGAATTAGATGCTGCAAAGCAGATGATGTCTGAAGATTTATACGACCAAGAGTTTGAGTGTAGCTTTCAAGCTGCAATAACTGGTTCTTATTATGGTGCAATCATAGAAGAATTAGAAAGCAAAGACAGAATTATTGAAGTACCTTATGACGACAATATAGATGTCGAAACTTGGTGGGATTTAGGATTAAACGATACGACTTGTATTTGGTTTGTCCAAAGGTTCAAAGGCGAAATAAGATTAATAGATTTTTATGAAAATGCTGGTGAGGGCTTAGATCACTATGCAAATATTCTTGACCAAAAAGGTTATGACTATTCTAAACACATAGCTCCCCATGATATTAAGGTTAGGGAACTAGGTAATTATGGTAAGTCAAGATTAGATAGTGCTTTAGAACTAGGGATTGCTTTTGAAGTAGCACCTAAACTATCTATTGAAGATGGAATAGAAGCTGTAAGAAAAGCTTTACCGAATTGTTGGTTTGATAAAAATAAATGTCAAAGAGGCATTGAATATTTAAAAGCTTATCAAAAAAGATGGGATGACAGAAACCAATGCTTTAGAAATAAGCCTCATCATAACTATGCCTCTCATGCTGCCGATAGTTTTAGAACTGGTATTGTGGGTGAGGGTGCAGAAGTAACCGATTGGAAACAAGAAATATCAGTTAATACAAATTATATAGTTTAATATGGCAGATAAAATTACAGACGAAAAATTAAGAGGAATAATAAACTCAGAGATTAATAACGCTATAGGTTTTATGGGTAGTAACTTAACTTCCCAAAGAAAAAAATCTATGGAATATTACATGGGTGAAAAGCTTGGTACTGAGATAGATGGTAGATCCCAAGTTGTTAGTACAGATGTTTCAGATACAATTGAAACCATCTTGCCTAACCTACTTAGAATTTTTACAGCATCCGACCAAGTGGTAAAGTGTGAGCCTGTAAAATCTGAAGATGTACCTCTTGCTGAACAAGCAACTAATTATATAAATTATATTTTTAACAAAGATAATAATGGTTTTAGTATTTTATATACTTGGTTTAAAGATGCTTTGTTAGAAAAAAACGGAATTGTAAAAGTTTATTGGGATGAGTCTGAAGGTATAGAGCAAGAAACTTACGAAAATTTAAACGATCAAGAATATCAATTATTACTTGACGATGACAATGTAGAAATTGTTGAAGAAGAAAGCTTTGTTGACGAAGCTGGTAAAAAACTTATAGATGAAGCTGTAGCTTTTGCTGAACAGCAAGGCCAAACTATTGAGGATATACCAACACCAAAATTACATAACTGTATTATCAAAAGAACATCAAAGGGTGGTAAGGTTAAAGTAGAGAATGTTCCACCTGAAGAATTTTTAATACAAAGAACTGCTAAGTCTATTGAGGATGCAACTTTTGTAGCTCATAGAGTTATGAAAACTATTATCCAATATGCCTTGTGATAATATTCCATTTTGTTCATTAACACCAATTCCTATGCCGCATAGATTTTATGGTAGATCAGTTTCTGAGTTAGTTGAAGATGTTCAGTTAGTTAAATCTACTGTTATGAGGCAACTGTTAGATAATATGTATCTAACAAACAATAACAGAGTTGCAATAATGGATGGTATGGTAAATCTTGATGATTTACTTACATCAAGACCAGGTGGTGTAGTTAGAACTAAACAACCGCCAAGCCAAGTAATGTTGCCAATGCAATCACAAACTATTTCGCAACAAGCTTTTCCATTATTAGAATATTTAGATACAGTAAGAGAAACAAGAACTGGTGTAACTAGATATGCTCAAGGTTTAGATGCTGATAGCTTAAACAAAACAGCTACAGGAATTAATACTCTGATGACGCAAACACAAATGCGTATGGAGTTAATAGCAAGAGTATTTGCTGAAACTGGTATCAAAGATTTATTTAAAAGAATTTTTGAATTGACTTGCAAGTACCAGGATAAAGAAAGAATTGTAGAATTAAATAATCAATTTGTTCCAGTTAAACCGACAGAATGGAGAAATAGATATAACATTTCTATTACAGTTGGTCTTGGCTCTGGTTCTAAAGAACAACAAATAATGATGTTAAATAATATTTTGGAAAGACAGTTACAAGCATTTCAATTGCAAGGTAACAGGGAGTTTCCAATGGTTAGTTTAAAAAATATTTATAATAGTTTAGCAAAAATTATTGAGAACGCTGGATTAAAAAATGTTGAAAATTATTTTGTAAATCCAGATCAAGGTAAAGCGATGGTAACTCCACCGCCACAACCACCTCTAACACCAATTGAAAAAATTGAGTTCACAAGAATACAATCTGAAGAAAAAAGAAAAATTGCAGAGCTTGAACTTGAGAACAAAAAAATTAGAGCAGAAACAGCAGAAGCTATTCTTGGTTTTGAAACTAAAATTAAAGAAATGGAATTAAAATATAATACTCAGCTTGATACAGCAAAAATAAAAGCTGATGCAGACATAGAAAAACTTATTACAACAAATAGAAACAAAACTTTTTTAGCAGCTCAACAATCTGCTAATCAAGTTGGACAACAAATAGATCAATTAAATGAACAAAGACCAAGAGGCCAAGCTCCAACAGGAAGTGAGCCAGGCGAACAAGGCGAAACAATTATTTGAAAATCCTCTATTTAAAGAAAGTTTTGATAAGTTAAGAAAATTATATCAAGACAGTCTATTCAATACTGGAGTTAAAGAACAAGACACAAGGGAAAAGCTTTGGTTAGCTTACAATGTTGTAAATAAAGTTGAACAACATTTTATAGAGTTATTAGATACTGGAAAATTAGCAACCAAACAACTTGAAGATTTTAGAAAAAGTATTTCTCAAAAAAAATTCTAAACACAAAGTTTAGGATAAGCTAACCTCATAAAGAGGAGCTTAACTTAAAAAGGAAACAACATGGCGGACAATTATGCTAACCCATTAAAGGGAGCTGAAACTGACATAACAAAGGCACAAAAAGCAATAAATGGTTTATTAAACCCACAAGAAGAAGAAGAAATTGGTAAAAGTGAACCACCCAAAGAAGAAATAAAACAAAATTCTCCTGAACCACAAAAAGAGGAATCTAATGCAGATCAACCTCAGGAACAGGAAATAATGGAAGAACAATCGCAAGAAGAAGCTTCCGAAGATGTATCTCAAGACGAAGAACAAATTGATACTCAAGAGAAACAAGATTCCACCGAAGAACCGACTTATTCAGTTAAAGTCGCTGGTCAAGAATTTAATGTTACCCTTGATGAGTTGAGAAATGGTTACTCAAGAGATGCTGACTATAGACGAAAGACAGAAGATTTAGCTTTTGATAAAAAGCAATTTATGTCTGAGTCTGAAAAGCAAAGGCAAGACTATTCGACTAAACTAAATGAGTTGAATCAAATGATGTCTGTAGCTCAAGAACAGTTAAATAATGAAATTAGCTCTGCTGATTTAGAAAGACTGTATGACGAAGATCCAACTGAAGCTGCTAGGATTGAACATAGACTAAAGAGAAAGCAAGAAAAGCTTAATCAAGCTATGCAAAAAGCGCAATCGGAGCAGAAACAACAATTTGATAGTTATTTACAAGATCAACAGAAAAGCTTGGTAAATAAATTACCAGAATTTTCTAATCCTGAAAAAGCTAGTCAATTAAAATCTTCTATGAAATCTACTTTGAACTCTTATGGTTTTAACGACCAAGAGATCGCACAAGTATATGACCATAGAATAGTGATGTTGGTAAACGATGCTATGAAATATAGAAATTTACAAAAAGCAAAACCAAATATTGCAAAAAAGATTTCTAAACCAGGCAAAGTTTTTTCGTCAGGAGTGAAACAGACTAAAGGTGATTTAAGTTTGAAAGCAAGGAAAGATAAGTTGAGCCGACTGAGAAAAACTGGAAGCACTAAAGACGCTGCTAGTATTTTCTTGGATATGATTAACAATAAATAAACTCAACAACAAAAGGAAAAACTATGGCTCAAGTAACAAATACTTATAGTACATACGATGCTGTTGGTGAAAGAGAAGATTTATCTGATATAATTTATTCGATCTCTCCAACAGATACTCCATTTATGAGTGGTATCGGCAAATCCAAAGGAACTGCTGTATTTCATGAATG